ATGGACTTCAAACAAACTAACAAACCTAAACGCAGACAGTGGGTGTGGGACTACTTCCAACAGTTAGCTGCCTACGCACTTGCACACAACGAACTGTACGGCACAGACATACAGAAAGGTGTTGTCATGATGTGTTCTGTAGACTGCCTATACCAAGAGTTTATTCTTGAAGGTGACGAGTTTAAGAGAGCTGCCGAAGCTTGGATGGAACGCGTAGAAAAGTTTAGTCTTCCAGATCCCGAACCGATTGATTCTCCTCAAGATTCCTAGATAATTCAAAATTACCAGGTAAAGAAATTTGTTTTCTTTCAATAAAATCATATTTACGATCTAATTTATTTTCAGGCCATGTTCTGTCTTCATAACCGTATTTTGCTAAAGCAGACTCGTAATTATCTATGGTGCTTGATGGCACAGGCCACGCTGTAAAAATGCCGTCTTCTATGTTGTCATAAAAAGCATCGTCTACACCCGTAAGTTGAATAAAACTTGCTAACCTATCTTCAAGTATGTCTTCGTCAACACCCCAAGCTTTAAGAGCTGCAATCTCAAAATACATTTCTTGTTGTTGTTTAAAGAAAGAACGTTGTGCATCTTCCCAATCTTTTATAGTGTCTTCGTCAGTTAACTTTTCGGCTGACGAATACTGTCTATTTAAATTTTGCCTAGTTACTTGTTCAAATATTTTTCTTTGGTTATCTATGATAAAAGCAACAGATTTATCTGGATCTAGCTCAGAAGCAGCAAACCCAAACAGTCTAGCTGCAGCTGTAATAAAATCTCTTCTTTTTCCATATCTACCTAAAGAAGCTTCTTCTTCTTGTAAAGACCATATTACATCGTTTATTTGCCTGTAAGCTCCAGGTCCAGCTTCATTCATGGCATATTTAAATCCATCTAGAAACTGATCGTAAAAATCATCGTTCTCATTCCAAATTGGTTTTATGTTTCTGGGGTTGTTATCGTTTTGATTTTTTATTAAATCTAAAGCTAACTTAGCAGAAATACTTTCTTGCCTATAAGACTCTGTGTAGTTTCCTATTAAGGTTCCCATCGCTACTCTAATAGCATCAGGATTACTTCTGCCTTGGTTTTCCGTAAGAGACGTGTTTAGTACGCTAAACAATTTACCTATTTCTTCGTAAGGAAAAAAATAATTTGAACTTAAATAAGGATAGGGTTTTTCGTCGCCTAAATATATTGGTCTTTCTCCCTTTGAATACGCAGGAACTAATTGGTCAAAACCATCAGCTTCATCATCATCTATATTAAATATTATTTGACTACCTTTAGACAAGGCTGCTACTAAACCATGAGTTGCGACGTATCCTCCTATAAATCTTTCTTGAGCTCTTCGATAAAAAGGTTTTTCAGGTAATATAACTCCTTCTTGTCTTGCGTATTCACGCACTTCTGGAGAATAATTGTACGTGCCCATTCTGTAAACCAACTGACCAGAGTTTAATGTTGTTCTAGTAATTTCAGTTGGGAAAGCAATAAAGTTACCTATAGGCAGGTTTTGATAGTACTCAGCAAACTTACCTGTGTAGTCATAATTAGGCATTCCATTTCTAACCATATAGGCTGATATGTGGTCTACATATTTATCTAAATCTGTAACATTTCTTAACACTGTGCCTTGATCTTGGACATAACCAGAAAGTTGTTCTGTAATACCACTTTTTGTTTTTAATGTTTTAGCAAAATCTCTTAATACTCTTAGTTTTAAATTATCTGATCCTGGTATTTCACTTAACATGTCTTTAAACTTTCTTCGTTCAGACAAGAAAGCAAGTATCTTAAAAAAATCGTCTGATGCAGCATAGGCTCGTCTTGCTCCTCGATTAATACTTAATACATAATCATCAAATGCTTTACCTGGACCTGTTTGTTTTAAAGCATACAAACCGTTTACCATTTCGTTAATTGTTTTCCAATCGCTATTAGCCACACGAGCAAAGACACCCAAAGCATCATTTGCCCTGACCTCCGTGTTGACAACACCGAGTTGTTGTAAATAAGCCCAAGCTGAATTGAACTCCTCAACGTTCCCTGACACTTCTCCTGTTTCAGGGTTGTACTGAACATTTCCAAACAAGTCATTGCCTATAAGTCTTGCTGATTCCGCTAAACCCCCTTTGGTTCTTAAATGGCCGTTCATCCCGTACATAATTGCAGCACCATAAATATTTCTAAATTGTGTACCTGGACTTAGTACAATAATTCCATATTGAGTAACAGCTTTAGCTGTGCCAAATGTACTTGCAAGAACATTAAGAACTGCATCTTCTGAGCCAATTGCACTTCCTCCAGACAAAGCTTCGGCCATAGTCTTAGTAGTCCACAAATCTTCTAATGGATTAAACTCGTCTCCCGTTTTTATTTGATACGTGTATTCAGGAGTCTTAGCTGGAGAAAACCACATCTCTCCTGGCATTTCACCAAGTCTTTTGACTTCTTGTAAAAAAGTAGCGTTTTCTATAGACCTTGCCATCCTAGCAAAAGACGTAGCAGCTATAAGCTCAGGTTCTGTTATTTCTCCTAACAATTGTCTAACAGCGTATGGTATTTCTCCTCTTTGTGTAAGAAGTCTGTTTACTTTTATATCCGCCTTGTCTTGTGGCTTGCCTTTTAAAACATTTGCCATGTTAGAAATACTTGTCGCACTTCTGTATAAAGACGAATCAATCCATTCGTCTACAGTTTGTTGAGCTTTTTCTCGTCTTATCTCAGTGGCTCTGTTTTGTATTTGTTCCTCAGTAGCATTGGAACCTAATTCTTGTCTAGCATTAGATCTGTAATCTGGCATTCTGCTTCTATATTTATACTCCATAGAAACAATAGCCCTGTTGTACAAATCTGTCATGCTTGTGCTAGGTGTGCCAGCATCCGCTCCCACTCTATTTGCAACGTTAATCGGAAGATTTGTTATAGACTCTATTAACATGGCAGCTTTCGGATTCCAACCTAAATTAGGAGAGAAAAATTTATATGATCTGGTTACGTAAGTATTTAAGTTGTGTTGCAACACCGAACGTAAATTAGGATCTAAACTTTGTTCGGGTATCTCATTTAAAAATCTATTCGTAATAGCGTCTATCCCTTCTCTAATTTTTAATGCTGGTTTTCGTAACGAATCAGGCAACTGTCTTGCAGCAACTTTAGTTGATTGTATGTCTTGCAACTGACCTTCTATATATTCTATTTGATCGTTTATCTCTTCTATTTCAATACTAGAAAGCTCTTCTTGGTCACTTACTTTTTTCTGTTCAAGGTCTTGTATTGTTCGTTCCGCTGCTCTTTTTTCTTCGGCTGTTAGCTCTATACGCGCTCCCGTTTGTTGTAGAAAAGCCATAATTAATTTATCCGCTTCCGCTTTAGTTTTTACGTCGCCTCGTCTAACTGCCTCTGCTATAGCTTGCTCTACTTCTAATCCTAATTTTTGTGCTCTGCTTTCTAAGGCTCTAATGTTTCCTTGTTTTTGTCTTATTCTACTTCCTATCAATAATCCCGTAGGCATCAACGGCCTTACGTATGCGCTAAAAAATGCAGATATAGCAGCACCTGGACCAGTTTGAAATTGAGGAGCTAGACCTAACGGAATGTCCATGCTACTTAATCTTGTTTTGTTTACATCGTAATCAATATTAGGTGTGCCTGCTACAACTTCGTCTAAAGTCTTGTTAAAGAATGGACTGTCCTCAGTTACTTCAACCCCATTTACTTTAAATACAGAAAGTTCCGCTCCTCTGTTAGCTGCTTGTTCAGCTAAACTCATGTTTTCTTCTATGCCTCGTCTTTGAAAACCAACTTCTATAGGATTTGTATCTTCTCCAGTTGATAAAATTAACTCTGCTCTAAGAGCAGGCCCTTCCTCGTTTAAAAACTGCATAAGTTGCGGAGTAAATTTAAAAGGCACTGGCTTACCTTCTTCATCAAAATTTACTTCTGTAAGTTCTATTGTTCTAGTTCGATTTGTATTTTTATCACGTATCTGTCGTTGTAGTTCTATAACTGAAATTTGTTCTGCTAGAGCACTTGCTAGTTCTTTTCTAGAAAGTGCTTCTACTCCTCTTCCTTTAAATTTGTTTTTTACGCTAGGTACGGCTTCCTCTACAGCTACTTTTAATTCATCGATGGTGTAGGTTTTTTCTATATTGTCTACATAATCTCTAAATTCATTTATACCTAGTTTCCATACAGGTCCCTGTCTTTCTCGTATTAACAATTGTGAGGCTGCGTTAGCTAATGCTACACGATCTTCTTCTCTAGTTGCCGTAGTGCCAGGCACAAAATTAAAATCTTCTCCTTGTCGTGAAGCCCATCTTGCATAAGCTTCTGGTGTGCCAAACTCTTCTAGAATATAAGCGTCTAGTTCTTCGTCCGTTAATGCATCAAACGCTGTTTTTTGTTCTTTGTAAACTTGCTCTGGACTAAAGTTACTTAGAACAGTATCTATCATGTATTCTCTAATAACTGTTTGTTCGTTTTTAGCTTTTACCGCCTCTTCAAGTTTTCTACGTAAAGACTCTCTATTTTCTCCTGGTATTACCACACCAAGTTCTAGTTCAGGATTTGCGTCTATAAGTTCTCTAAGTTGGTTTGCATCTAAAGCGTCTAAATCTGGTGCGATCATTTGTAGATCTGCTTGAGTTAGAGCTTCTACTTTTTCATTGTTTGCACTGCGTTCTTCTTCTGTAACTTGTTTTTGAAACTCATTAAAGTTAGGAAGAGTTAGACGACCTGCTGTAGCAAATACCGTTCCTTCTCCAATGGCCTCTCCCATTATGCTTTTTGCTAAACCTGTGGTTATATCTAAGTTAGGATCTACATTGTTTTTAACAAGAATATTTTGTGACACAGTATCCAAGCCACCGATACCACCTTGTAAGATAGCTTGTTTTATGTAGTGTTCTAATATAGGTTTACTTAAACCCACTAACCCTGCAGGGACACTGGCTGCGTTTATAATCATACTTATACCAGATTTTCTTTTTGCATACGTATCTGCACCTGCTTCATCGTCAGGATTTGCTTCTAAGTATTCGTAATAAGCGTCACCATAGGTTTGTGCGTAAACAGTAGCACCGCCTCCAACAGCTGCAGCTGCTAATGCTGCATACGGATTGCCTGTTACTGCAAATGTAGCTCCACCCGCAGCTCCTGCACTTGCTAAAAAAGGAGCTGAGCCAGGTATTACTTCACCTACAGTTGCTGCCCACCATTCTGGATCAGCTATGTTTTTAAACTGTTCTAGACCTTCTTCGCCATATTTAGCTTGATATGCAGACTCTTGAGCTTGCTGTTCATTTATATCTGCTCTTTTTAATAACTCTCTAGAAAAATCATCTTGACCCAAACCCTCTTGTCTACGAGCTCTAGTTTCTTGATAATCTCCTATAGTTGCTTGTGTTGAACCGTATAAACTATCTGCAAAAGTGTCAGCTAAATCTCGTGCTTTAGCTGCAAATATTAACGAAGGAGGAGCTATTGTTCTTCTGGTAGGAGATACGTCTACTTCTACTTTTTCTTCTTCTTTTTGTTCTTTTTCTTGAAGTTCAAAAAAAGCTCTTTCTTCGTCTGTAAGTGGACGCGCCATGTTATCTCCTTATGTTTTTGGAGGTGCTGGAAGGTTGAACCATTTTTCTAATTCACTTTCAATATTTATATTTGGATCTGTATTTCCTTTCTCTAACATATAAAAATAATACTCAGATAAACTCATCATTGCTCTGTCTGTATTTTCTAATTCCTTGATAAATCTTTCTTCGCCTTCGTATGGAGGTGGATTTTTTCCATTAGTTATTTGGAAATAATTTAACAAAGCTTTTCCTAAGTCAGGTGCTCCTCGATTTGATCTCGTCTTTTCTTGTACGTCTTGCCATAACTTACGATCTGCTTCATCTTTTTTCTGCTCGTCAATAAAATCTCTTAGAGTAAACATACTTGATTCATCAGCTGTAAAGTCTAGCCCTCCACCACGAGTGCCTGATCTTGCTTGTGCATTAATCAACGCTTTTTCTAAATCTATTTCTCCTGCCAAGGCTGTGTCCATTGCGCCTAGCTCTGCAGCTTTTCCAGCGGCTCTTTTACCTAAAAGTTCTCCAGCAGCAGATCCAGTTGTCGCAAATGCAGAACTAGCTACACTCCCAGCTTGTTTAGCTAATCCTCTTCTTTCATCCAAAAGTTTTCTTAGCCTGCTTAAATCAGGACTTGAACCAGCTGTAGTTTGATTTTGTTCTATACGAGACAATAACCCTTTATCTAAAACAATTGATTGTTGATAAGGTTTTAAATTATTAAACTCTTTTATAGAAATTTGATTTGGGCCAAACATTTCGTCTAGCCTTTCTTGAGTCATAGATATTCCGCTGTTTTCCATACCAGGGATATCTTCCATAAATCCAGATAAAAATTGCGGTGTAAACAACTGGTCTTCGGGATCTACTTTTTCTACTTTAAATTGTTTACGTAAATTATTTAATTGATTGTTATAAGCTACGTTCATGCTTTTAAGATACTGACCTATATTTCCTGAGCCAGCCTGTTTAATATAATTTTCTATTTCTTCTGTAAACGTGTCTTTAAGTTTTGTTACGGCAGCTTTAAAGTTACTAGGTCCTTGGTCCTCCGTTACTTCTTCTCTGACTTCTACCTTCTCGTCCATCATAGGCATTGGCATATCAGGGACATCTGGCTTAGCAACAGATGCCATCATGTTAAGTGCATCGTTAACTTCAGCATCGCCTTCTTCGAATAACTGTGGTTGAGGGACGACACCGCCTACTTGCATTTTAGGAGCAAGCTCTCTTATAAAACCTGGATCTATCTTTGACGGTCCGTGTGAATGTAGTTCTGGATGTGTATGCGAAACTATGCCTCCCATTTCCATACCAGGGTAAGGCACAGAGCCTCCAGCCATCATGGGTACAGGATCAAGACCAGACATAATGCCCTGCTCTCTATTAGAGAACATTTTTCTTTTCTTCCACTGCTCGTGCACTAGCTTGAACCTCCAGTAGTATCTACTCCAGGGAAATTAATATTTCCTGCTCCCAAAAGATCTAAAAGACCTTGTAAAGGATTGTAAGGATTACCTTGAGGATTATATGTAGTAGTAGCTCTAGTCGTTGGTAACAGTCCTAACATGCCCTGTAAATTTTTCAAACGTTGCGTAGGCTCTGCTGCTAATCTATTAGCCGCATCAAACTGAGCTCCGTACATTTGATTTTGTATGCCTCTACCCGTCTTACCTAGTCCTTCAAAAGCATTTATTTGTCTTAATAAATTACTTTGACCAGTTGTTCCTAGACCAGCAAAGTTAGTTCCTAAAGTACCTATGCCTCTGCCTAAGTTACCATACTGACTAGCAACATTAGTTAGCCCTGAACCAAACTGTCCAAATTGTCCGCCTAAGTTTCCTAGTCCAGAACCAAATTGTCCGTACCGTCCGCCTAACGCACCAAGTCCTGAACCAAATTGTCCATACTGTCCTCCGAGATTGCCCAGACCTGAACCAAATTGTCCAAGTTGTCCGCCTAGTCTTCCTAGACCTTGACCCGCTGTCATAGCAGCACTTCTTGCACCTTCAAAACCTTTTCTTCTAATGTCCCCAACAGCTTCCGCAGCTCCTCTACCGTACGCTCTTTCTCTTTCTTGTTCCATGATTCTGCCACGAGAACCGCCAAAAGCACCTGAATTTACAGCAGACGTTCTGTTTGCCATGCTTCTTTTAGAATCCGCATCTTGTAAATCTCTTAACGTTTGTTGAACAACAGAGTCTTCATAAGGGTTATAGAAAGCACTAGCAGCACCTGGTCTAAAATAATTAGAGGCTTCGCCAGTCATTTGTGTACCTAATCCATATAGACCTGCGCCTTGATCTACTAAGCCCGCACCTCTTCCATACATGCCTGCGCCTTGATCTACTAGACCTGCGCCTCTTCCATACATGCCTGCGCCTTGATTCACTAATCCTGCACCTTGTCCATACATGCCTTGTGCCCCAGCAAGAGCTCCTTGTCCTTGACGCGTAACGTTTAGACCTTCTTGCATCATTTGTCCGCCTTGTTGTATGTATGGGGTAAACCCACCAAGGCCACCAGCTAATGTTCTAGCTTTCATTTCGTAAGGATCTAATCCTGCAAATTGTTGTACAGCTACAGGTGTTGGTGTTTTACCTAATCCAAATGCAGATTCCAAAAATCCACGACGCATGGCTTGAGCATACGGTTCTTCATACGTAGCTCTTGTTGTATCTCCATCGCCGCTGCTGCCTGAAAAGCTGTCTAGAAAGTCTTGATAATCAATTGCCATTATCCCATCCTCTCTGCTTGTTTCATTAGACTGTATAAGTTTTTAGCACCTATATTATCAGTAGCTTTTCTTGTCATAACAAATTCTCCTGGTTCTAGTCTTGCTAATGTTATGTCTCCAGGTCCATCACTTTTGCCAGCACCATGTATGCCACCGTGTTTCATTTCAGGAGGCGGTGCATTAGCGTAGCCTACGCCTGGCATTAATGCAGGTTGTAGGTTAAAAATTCTGTAGTCAGGCATAGTGCCTAATCCTTGGTCACCATAAGCCTCTGCTCCTAAAGGTATCTTTCGGTCTTCTTTATCTTTTTTATTTAAATAATTAGCAAGAAGCAATTGTCCTATAGGTGAGTTAGCAAAGTCTGTAAGACCTCCGCCTATTGTACTCATAATTCCTTGAGCTCTGTTTTTGCCTTTTTTACCACCAGCAAGACCTAGAATAGTATCTAAAATACCAGCTCCTTCAGAACCTTCTGTTTGAAAAGGTAAATCATCAAACGTAGGACTTAAATCTGTAGCATAGTCAAATAAGTTACTATAGTCGGTATCGTCATTAAATAAATTATTATAAACATCGCTAAAATCTACGCCAGGCGTGAAACTAGGTGTTAGATCAGTTACATCATCAAACAAATAACTGTAATCATCATCGTCACCAAGCAAACTTGAATAGTCAAAAGAACCTATACCAGAGTTGCTAGGATCATAATCAAAATCTAGATTAACTG